ATTTCTATTATTTTAGCTTTTACTTTAATTCCGAGTTTTTCATATTCAATTATTACTTCATCTCCAAGATAAAGTTTATTCCAATTATGTTGCTCTTCTATTATTGCAAAGAAATTTACAATGTCGATATTGAAAGATGTTTGTGGTTTTCTTAATTCTTCAAATTTTTCTTGGGCAGCTTTATATAAATCTTTATCATCAATATAATTTTCATCAATAAATTCACGTTCGATAATATATGTATTTAATTCTTGAATCTGTTCTGGTGTGAAGTTATTTTCTACTGATAATAAATCCTTTAACGATTGAATATTACCATTTACTATTGATATTTGTTGTTTTATTTGATTTATTTCATCTTGTTTTGCCGCGATCTGCATTTGTTTATTGTCTAGGCTATATTTTTCAATTAAAGAGTTTTCATTAGAAAATGTATTATACTCTTCATCGGTTATATTTGCTATTTGAATAAATACTTCTGTATTTGTTGCAGATCCAATAACTTCGTGTGTGATAAAATTTGAAAATTTAATTTTTTCTAAGACAACCCACTGACCAGCGGCAAGATTTTGTTGTATTCCATCTATTTTAATCACAATGTTATTTGTGTCTGAAACTTTGCACAATACGACATACGCATTATTAGGGTTAACTTTTGTAGTTTCTAAAACTGTACTTCCGTTGAATGTAAATTTATAGAACCACATATTATTATCATATTGTTGTAACAATACGATATCATTTATAATTGATTCTTGCCTTTTTAAATTATCCATCTCAATTTCCTTTTGGGATAGCTGCGCTTGCAAACCTTCTAATTGTGTCAAATAGTTATTAAATACATTCCTATTGTTCTCAATTAAGGCATGATAATCAAGAATAGCATGACAAAGGCTGTCGCTCATATAATAACTAGATTGAATCACATTTCTATTCTCGTCGCGTTCAAAAGGAAACATAAAATAACTAAAGTCTTCAATATAATTCTGTCCTGTAGGGTTTACTCGCTCAATGGATAAATTGTCTTTGCCAAAAGCTTTAAGTCTTGTAACCATTTCATCTGCATTTGATTCTTTTCCTAAAGTTTTTAAGTAATGTCCGTATGAAAATTTAATACCTCGGTTAATTCCGGTATATTCAGGTTTTATTAGACTGATTTTTCGTTGAATCGTATCCCATTTAACAATTGCATTAAAGGTTTCTGCGATACTAAAAACAGCATCCAGAACCGTTGTACTCATAAAGTCAAAATCACGATATGTTAATTCGAAATCCGCATCTAGAACATCAATCGACCACAAAGTTTCAGATAATACTTCATTTAATGCTTGTCGTGCATTTTTTGATTCTAAAACTACTCCACGCAATAATTTATCTCGAAGTTCATATCCAAGAGAAAAAGATTCTACGGTCATATAATCTTTATCTTCGTCCATGTTATTGTTAATTTTATTGATTATATATCTTTCTTTTTGAGTTCCAAATCTGACTTCAAGAATATAACGTTCACGAATTAGATCAACATTATGATTCCTCTGTAAAGTATGATTTATCTCAATTTCATAAGGCAAATGAAACGAAAACTCATTTAATGCAGCAAGTTTAACTTTTAATATTTTATTATAAGCCTCACTTAATTTACTTATAATTGTCCCATTAGGTTTTAATAAAAATATTTGTGGTTCAATTGGTTTTTTATTTTTATCAATTTCACCCAGTAAAATACTACTCACCTCCTATCCTTGTAAAAGTTTAAATTGATGTCTGAATTTAATATTTGCGTTTCCAATAACTCTAAGAACATTAACTCCGGGTAGTAACTCAAGATAATTATCATTAAAATTTTCGTAGCGATATGTTGCTGCCAAACTCGTCTCAATTTGTTCACGATCTCCATTAACATAAACTGTTTCTTGATCTAATAATCCAGTAAATTTAAATTCTTCGTTTCCCTTTGTCGTGTTAATTATTGATAAATCACCATTACCTATTTTGGTAATCCAAATTTCTGGACGAAGATTAATGTCTCCTTTATTATCATAATGAATAATTGGTTCAAAATAAAAATAAACACTTTGCAATGTCGGAGTAATATTTTTATCAATTGTTTTTTCTGTAACTCGATATTTAAGAACTGCATTTTTCATTGAAGTGTTTGACTTTATATCTGGAATAGAACCACCATTTGAAGCTACTTTCCAACCATTCCAGTCATATCCGCCATTAAAAGAAATATTTGTTTCAACTTTGATTGATGTTCCTTGAGGTAAGAGAGAATCCCAACTAATAGTTGAAATAGCTCCATCTCCATCAAGTGATATTGCGAAATCAGGCGAAATGTAGTATCCACTTAATTTAGAAAAATGTTCCCATGTAGCCATATAAAATCATCCTTATTCTATTTTACCAAACGGTCTAAAAAGCGCAGAAATTCCAGATTCCTTCCATGTACAAATACGATATCCAGTCCAAACAACCATACCATCTGAAACAGTTCCACCGTCAACTAATGACCATACTGGTTCATTAGTTCCAGATACACCAGCAACAGTACAAACATAAAATCTATTATTGGACATAGAAGGAATGACAATTTCGTTTAATTGATAACTTTTTGAGGGTTGCCATATCGTTGCTCCTTGGATATCTTGTACGGTGCTTTCTGAGGAAACAGGAAAAATCGGCTCCACCGTTCCGCTTCTACCTGATTGTACACAAGTATAAAAATGCCCATTGTCTATCGTTGGAACAATCACATCGCCAACATTATAATTTGTCAACACAGACCATTTTGGCGCGGCAGTACCGCTTCTAACATTTACCCAACCTATATATGATCCGGCTACTGGATTGACATTGTATACTTTTTTTGATATCTCCCATGTTCCGCTTGTTGGCGGATTACTCATATATATTTCAGCAACATCGTCAAGTTTTTTAAAATTATTACTTAAATCTATAATTGTTTGATGAATTTCATCGGTTAACGAAGGTTGAATTAATCCTAAATTTGGAGTAATAGTAGACATCTCACCACCCCTTTTGTTATAAATCATTCCAAATCATTGTTGGAGATAAATTTATCCATTTTGTTTTATTTGGATCTATTATTAAATCACCGTTAATATCTGTAATAAGATTATTAAATTCTCCTTGAGCAAAAGAATCTACTCCGAAATTAATAGGAGATTCATCCCACTGATATTCTTTTGTAAAATAAGGAGAATATGAATAAGGAGAATCACATCTCATTTGTATATTTACATATCCTTGTTTTAATCCGTTATGTAATAATTGAGAATCGGAAAATAACATACAATAAAAAATTCTTTCAGGATTATCCGATGTATAAAATGGACAATAATAATCTTTGTCTAACCATCTAGCAACTTCTCTAATTTTTAAATCATCATAATAGTCCTCGAATGCAAATGTTAAAGAAAAAACAAGGGGTGATCTTTTCACTCCTTGAAAATATGGTTTGTCTCTGCCCCTTATTGATACTTCAATGATTTCTTTTTCAGCAACAAATGGCTCTTCAAAAAATCCAGAATCAATTTTGCAATTTATAACACCCATGTTTACTGAATAAATTCCGTCATAATAAAAATCTATTCCCTCTTTCATATGTTATATGACTCCCTTTCCCTTTAGGCGTTTTATAATAGTATTAGATACGTCTTCTGCTCCTTTTCTGTCGCCTATCACATTATCAATATTAATTACAATTTGATTTACAGCATTCTGATTCCCATTAGAATTCGTAAGCGGAGAAATTAATTTTGAAAAATCCATTAATCTTATTCCGTTTGCAATATTTCCGACAATATTATTAATTGGATTATTTTTTACAACAAGTTCTCCCAATTTTAAAATTGATAAACGTTCATCAGAACCAAGATTAAGCATTTTATGTAATTTTTCAATTACAGGAGAACCTTTACCACCAACAATCCCACCGTTATGATATAATGGTAAATTATTTTTATACCAAACACCCTCAGCAGCATTATAAGTGGCTCCAATTTGTGATCCTAATTCTTGATTAGAACGTTCATAAGCGCTTCTCATGCTTGGATATTTGTGCCAAAGTTCGCTATTCATTTTCATTGATGCAATAATATTTCTTTCCTGATCATTCATTGGAATATAATAATTATTATTACTATTTCCAGTGTTTGAAGTTGTAACATTAAACTTTAAATTACCAAGTTCTTTAAATTTCCTTATTAGTTCATCTACTTTTTTTATCAACGTATCGTTCAAGTTGTTAGCTATGTTTATGAATTCATTATTTAAAGACTGAGTAGCACTTACAAGTCCATTAGATAACCTGTTCATATTATCTAATAAATTATTTGAAATACTTTGACCAATTTCTCCACTATTCCTTAATATAAAGTTTTTAAATTCTTCAAATTTGGCTAATACATTTGATATATTTCCCTTCATTATTTCTTCGCGTATTTGATTGAATTCTCGTTCATTATTTATTAAATCATCGTAATATTGGTTGGTAATTTTTTTTAATTGATCCAATCTTTCTTTTTCTTTTTCAAAAGCCTGATCCTCTAATTCTTTTTGTTTATCCATATTTTTCTTTTTATCCTCTAATTGTTGTTGTAGATTTTTCTTTAATTGTTCCCTAGTTCTATTATTTTGAAATTCACTTATTTCTTCATTCTTTTCAGCTAAACTTTTTTCTAATTCTGCTAATTCTGCTCTAGCCTCTTTGGAATTATTTAATCTTTTAACATCAATCTTTCTTTGAATCTCATCTCTTTCTTTAATTAATTCATTCAACCTTTTATTGTAATCTTCTTCGCTGGCCTGTTCATCAATAGCTTTTAATCTAGCATTGACAATTTCCTCATATTTACTTATTTCATCATCGAGCAATTTTATTTTTTCTTTATGTGCTTTATTAAGCGCATCCAGTTCATCTTCAATACCCTTAATTGCTATATCTCTTTGCTTTTCATACATTTCTTTATAAAAATCAATTACTTCATCTGCTAACTTTTTCGTTTGATCTTGCAATGATTTATTTGTATTTTTTATAGATGTAGCAATTTCAATTTGAGATAAAATAGATTGTCTCAATTGATCATTAAGCTTGCTCCATTCAGCCTCAGTAAGATTAACAGACTGCATTTGTTTACGAATAATTTGTTCGTGATTCTCTTCTGCTTTTAATTTATTTTCTAATATTCTTATCTGATTTTGTAATTCATCAGAATATTCTTTTGAATTTTCTTCTAAAATTTTAAGTCGATCATTAGATATCGATAATTCGTCGTCATATTTCTTTACAACATTAGCAGCTTCATTAATTTGTGAATTTATTATTTCAAAATTTGTTTGAGAAATAACTTCATGAAAATCCCACCACGAATTTGACAACTCTCTAATTCGATCATTTAAAATTTTAGTTTGT